CTCGGCGATGTGGTGGAGTCCTGCGATGGTCACTACGATATGCAGGCATTTAGCACTGACCTAGATCGGCGAGAGCAGACCACGGTGGCGCGACGCCTGATCGTTAAGGCGCTTACATCGTGGGCGCGAATCGCTCCACAGATTATTGTCGCAGCCATTCCTGGTAATCACGGCGAGAATCGCCGCAATGGAAAAGCATTTACGACCTTTGGCGATAATGACGATGTGGCGATCTTTGAGCAGGTGGCAGAGATCATCCGCGCGAATGAGGCATACGACCACATCGCATTCACCTTCCCTAAAAACGATTTGACAATGACGCTGGATGCGCACGGTACGATTATCGGACTAGCTCACGGTCATCAGGTAAAGGGTGGCGCAGAGACCTGGTGGGCAAAACAGGCGCTCGGCCTGCAGCCGGTCGGAGATGCTGACCTACTGCTCACTGGTCATTTCCATCATCTCGTAGTACGCCAGTCAGGAGCGCGCACGCACATCCAGGCTCCGAGCCTAGATGGTGGATCGCAATGGTTCACTGAGACCAGCGGCGCATCCGCTCCAGCAGGGATGCTGACGCTCACCGTCGGAGATGGCGGCTGGGATGATCTGCGCGTCCTACCTTGTCGTATCAGATAGCGCGCGGCAGTCGCAGGATCGGCGGCCAGTGCTCGATCTGTGGCGTGATCTCGCGCGTCTGGATGATTGAGCTGCAGATCCCTACAGGCTCCACAGATGCGATCGTCGTAGATGGCGACGCCATTTGTAGAATATGCCTGCTGCTCTTAATAGATGAGAGCGGCGAGCCGTCCTGAGAGACGGTCTCTTGTCCGGCCTGAGTCACCTCCACTCAGGTCGGACGCCATCCCTGCAGACCAAATGTTACAGCCATTCACGCTCAAAATAGGCACGCAACAGCCGTTGCGCAACGGCGCAGACCTGTTGTATGATGTATCAGTCAGGCAGGACACAGCCGCTAGGCTGGACTGACAGGAGGTAAAAAATGCTGAAGCTACGCAGCGAAAAAGATTTCGGCTCTAGCCGCTACGGATATGGCGGCGTGCGTACCTATCTCACAAAGGCGATGCGCTTGCGCGCTGATCGCGCGCTGCTGCGCGCCGCTAATGAGGCTGGTATGACGGCGGCAGATTTCCGAGCATTCTCGGAGTCAAAGGCTGGCCGCTGGTACGGCGATTCTTTTATCTCGCGCAATGAGCTTACGCTCGCGCTGCGCGGTCGTCGGACAATCGATCTGGCGCGAGCCTATATCACAGTGGAGGCGATCTAATGACGACGCAGAAAATTAGCAGCGCGCTACGCGCTGTCGGATTTCAGCCAGCCTCTTACGACAGCGGTAAAGAGCTAGTCGCTTGCGATACCGGCTCCTGCGTGGACTGGATCTGGAGCGACGGCCAGCAGGTAGCAGTGCCAAAGGGTATGCATCGTCATTCTAAGCAGGTGCGACCAGCAGCATCGCAGCGCGGATTCCAGCTCTTGACGCTGGATGATGGCAGCGTCGCTGTGCGCGGCGTAGATGCACTAGAGGTGCGTAATCGCCTAACTGCTCGCGGATTCGATGTAGTGCTCAAGGAAAAATACGGATGGCAGGCCTTCAGCGATAAGGTCCAATATGAGCCAGCGGTAGTCGTTGGATATAGGGAGGTGCGCTAATGAGCACAGCAGTAAGCAGCACAGGTCTGTACCAGTACGCGGTAAAGCAGGGTGACAGGCTCTGCGTGGACTGCATCGCTGGCGTCATTGAGACCAATCCAGGAATGACGCGCGCTGAGTGGATTCCGGCAGAGCTTTGCAATTTTGATTCGGAGCATTGCGACTCCTGCGATTGCGTGCCAGCCGCTGAGATCGGTAAGGTGCTCGCGTGAGAGAGGCAATCTTGGACGGTATCGGATACGCGAGCTTTATCGCGTGCATTTACATCGTGCTAGTAGTAGGAGGCTCACTGTGAAACTAGATCGATCAGGCACACCTAAGAAAATCACTAAGGCGCTACCAATGACTGACTACCAGCGGCTAGAGCGCCGCGCGTATCAGCAGGAGCGCTACCTCACGACGCTGGTAGCAGCGCTGGTTGTGATCATTCTCGGACTCATTGTGCGAGCGATCCGATGACGCACGGCGTAGCAGACCTGTGCGCTCCTGGAGACATTCGCGGCATTGGCAAATCCAGGCCGTGCTCGCGCGTGCTGATGTGCGGCAGATGCGATCGACCTCTGGTAGCGAATCCGCCTACCTGTGGCGAATGCAGCTACTGCGTGCGGCTCGCCGAGCGCGCAGAGGCGCGGCGTAACAGTCGCAGGGTGGAGACCTATGCCGGTCTATGACTATCGGTGCGGCAAATGCGGTGCGATCGTAGAGATGCTCGCGCCTGCTGATGGCCGTACGGGAATGAGGCACGATGCCGATGGCGGCAAATTGTGGAGGCTCCTAAGCGCTCCTACCGTGATCTACAAAGGATCTGGATGGGCGAAAAAGGATCGTAGGGATGGAGGTAAGGCGTGAAAACATACAAGCTGATCCGAGCGAAGCAGCGCTCTCCTGAGTGGCTGGCATTGCGCCAGCACGGAATCACGGCGACGGATGCGGCAGTCATTGCCAATAAATCGCCATACAAAACGCCATACGCGCTCTGGTCGTACAAAACAGGCCGAGCCGTAGAGCCGCCGGTAGGAGAGGCGGCTCTGCGCGGCACGATCCTGGAGCCAGCAGTCGCGGCCTGGTATGAGCAGACACACGGCGTGAAGCTGCGTGAGTCGCACGGTGTAGTAGTACTCAAGCGCTCACCGTGGGCGATGGCGTCGCTCGATCGGACGATCGTAGGCTCGCCTGGGATTGTGGAGATCAAAACGAGCGCCAGTCCACGCTGGCTGATGGGCATTCCTGATGAGGTCCAGGCACAGGTGCAGTGGCAGATGCTCGTGACAGACGCTCCCTGGTGTGATGTTGTTGCGCTGCTGGGAGGTCTGAAATTTGAGGTGACGCGCGTAGAGCGCGATCGCAAATACCAGGCGCTGCTATTTCTCAAATGTGAGGAATGGCGGAATCGCCACATCATTGACGATGTGCCACCGGCATTAGTCGGAGAGGATAGCGCCATCTATGCAGAGGTCACGCCACAGGCTAATGATGAGTGGACACAGGCTGACGGCGGCCTAGAGCGCATCGCCAGCCTCTACTCAGAAAAGGTCTATGAGGCAAAGCTGCTAGATACCGAGATCGCGGATCTCGCGATGCAAATTAAAGAGGCGATCGGTGATCGACAGGGAGTGATCGGCGCAGGCTGGTCAGCGACCTGGCGACAGAATAAGGCTGGTCGCAAAGTGGATTGGCAGACGCTCGCAGCAGAGCAGGGAATCAGTGCAGATACCGTGAATGCGTACACACTGGAGACTCCAGGTGCGCGGGTATTTAAGTTTAAGCAGGAGGCACAAGGTGAGTAACGCAGCAGAAATCGCACAGGCTCTACAGGCTCCATTCGCCTGACCTTTACCTACGCTGACGCCAGAGCGGTCGCCGCACGCCTAGACGATGTGCTCGGCTGCGACGGCTGGTCATTTGAGGTAGCGGTCGCAGATCCGGCACGCTCTGTCGTGAAGGGATCTCTAGCGCTCCGCATTGATGGTAAGAGCGTCATCAGAGAGGATTTCGGCTATCCGAATAGCACACAGGATGATGAGCCGCTCAAGAGCGCGGCGTCAGATGCCTTACGGCGCTGTGCCGCACAGAGCGGCGTCGGACGCAGCTTGTACTCTCCTGATCGATCTGGCGTCGCGCCTGTGGCACAAATGCGCCACGCTGCGCCACGATTAGTGCCACAAGAGATCCAAGATCCAGTCACGCCAATTGCGGCGCGCGTAGAGGCTCTAGCAGCCGATTTCACTGACCGTAAGCAGGCCGCCGAGATGATCGGCGCGCTCGTAGGCGGCGCAGGTGGAGCCTGTCCAAAGCACGGCACAGGATGGACGCAGCGTCCAGGCGGCGTCTCTAAGGCGAGCGGTAAGGCATACCAGCCATTCTGGACCTGTACTGAAAAGGACGCAGCAGGATTCTGCAAAAATAAACCGAGCATCCAGTGGCTCAAGGAAAATCCGATCGGCGCTCCAGCAGCGCCAAAACAGGATGCATCGTCCTATGACGACATTCCATTCTAGAGATTGAGGGAGGTAACAAATGGCAGCACGATTTATTAAGGTCTACACAGCCATTGCACGCGATGAGAAAATTGCCGAGCTGAGTAACGATGCAGCGCGATGGGCATTTATTGCGATCCTGGCTGCTGCTAAAGAGCAGCGACCGGCAGGCTCATTTAGCAGCCGTAAGCATCTAGAGGCCTGCGTCAGCAGCACGGTGGCAAAGCATATTGCCGAGCTGCTACGCGCTGGTCTCCTGGCGATGGACGGCGATCGAATTGGTATTAAGGCGTGGGCGCGCTGGCAGGTAGATCCGACGACGGCCGAGCGCAGCGCACGCTGGCGCGCAACGCACACGCAACGGTCAGAGACCGTGACGATCACGGCTAGAGACAGGGAGACAGGGAAACAGGGATATAGAGAGACAGAGAGATTTAATAGTAAATCTATTAAAGCGCCTCAATCCATTTCTGAAATTCTAGGAGGGAGAAAATGAGTCCAACCTGGAGCGCAGAGGGAATCCGGCAGGAGAGCACAGGCTGGCGAGACCAGTGGATCAGCCAGAGGCATCGTGGCTGGGGATGGGACTGCGCCGCGACTGACATTGATGGCATTGGTACGCAGGATGTGCTGAAGGCAGATACATTCTTGGAGTATTTCCACTATCAGCCAGTCGCGCTCTTTGAGTACAAAACATATGGGAGCCTAGAGCAGCTCGGCCTGGATAAGGTCAAGCGCGATCACGAGCCAGTAAAGAGGCTCGCGACGATGGCTGGTCTCCCATCGTTTATCGTCGGATACGACGCGGAGGCGATCGAGTTTCAGGTGCATCCGACCAATGAGCACGCGGAGAATTTCACCGTAGGCGACTGGCGATTCGGAAATATTGCGCGCACGATGACAGAGGTGCAGTATGTAGGTCTGCTCTACCGGCTGCGCGGTATTACGATGCCAGCCGATCTGCGAGAGCGACTAGCGGGAGGTGCAAAATGACGAGCGTGGCGATTATCGGTCCACAGGGTAGCGGTAAATCTACGCTGGCCGAGATGCTCGTAGAGCATCGTGGCTATGTGCGGATGGGCATCGCCGATCCCATCAAAGCGCTGGTAAAGAATGTCTATGGCGATATCGCCAAAGATCATCCGATCACGGTGCGCAATTGGGGTGGACCGCACGACACGACTGGCCGTGAGCTGCTGCAAGATATTGGCGCGGCAATGCGAGAGGTAGATCTCGATTTCTGGCTGCGTCAGGTTCGCTCACGCTACCTAGAGGCTGCAAGAGCCGGAATGTTTGTCGTGCTGGATGATGTGCGGATGAGCCGTGAGGCTGAATATCTGCGCCAGGTAGATCCCTATCTGGTCGTAGTACGCGTCTCGGCGGATGCAGCGAAGCGCTCTGAGCGGATTGGTAGGCTGATCTCACCGTCCGATGTAACTGAGACTGGCTGGAGCCAGTGCGAGCCAGACCTGATCATAGATACGACAGACCTGACGCCAGAGCAGGCGTATCGCACGCTCACAGACTGGCTGGAGGCTCCGCGATGAGCTTTGCATCGCTGCAGGTGCTAGGCGACCTGCTCGGCTACCGTTACGACGCGCTGATCTCTCTGCCAGATGCGTCCTGGATGCTGGTAATGCGCGACTCTATGGACGCAGAGATAGTATTTGTGGCAGAGTCTCCAGAGGCGGCAGTCACTAAGGCTGTTGCGCGGATCAGTCTGCTCGTAGAAGGGAGACCAGAATAATGGCTGCACAGGTACTAGGTCAGATCGAATGGGAGACCGAGGATGGCGTCGTGCCGCTCGTATTCCGCACAATCCAGTATGAGAATGGGAATA